TTTCTTCTCATAACCTTTCCAACATGCTTCACCAATCTCTGTTTCTTCTTTTGTGCTATTACCCCAGTTAGCAGCACCAGCCTTACGACACTTTACCAAAGCACCAGAAGCATAAGCAGAGGGCCATACAGAATAACGAGACTTGACCTTATGATAACAAGCGTCTTTTGTTCCACTACCTTTACTTTTTTTATCTTTTGCTTCTGAAACTGATAGTAGTTTTTCTTCCTTCATTTTCTTTTTGTCAGTAGGAACGTAAGTTGGTTTTGCTGCACCAGATTTTTGTTGTTGGCCAGGATCTGCTGCTTTCTTTCTTTTTTGGGCAGAAAGTCTTTCTGATTTAGTCATACTTGATCTTTTTTCTGAGGAAACACACTTAGGAGTTCCTTCCCGAGGTTTGTCACTTGCACAGGTTCCACCTGTTACAACATTAACCCATCCACCTTTGCCACCTTTTGATTTAGATTTACCAAACCAATCACGTAGCCCTTCTTCACTTACAGCACCACCATTACCATTGGAACCATTACCATTAGAAACGTTGCCATTACCATTCCCATTTTTCTTTTTATTTTCACTGTCGTCATTATCTTTTGAAAGATAACCACCGCGACCAACGTAAAGACCCATAGGAATCTTCTTACATTTTTTATCTGTAAAGCAATAGTAATAACCAGTTTTACATTTGGCAGTTTCCTCAGAAAGACCGCTTTGTAAATTGTTCATTACTTGCTCCCGATTCCTTTCATCCATTATTTTTACAAATCTATTAGAAGATTTGACCATGTTATCAACATTTTTCATTGACAATCTTGAGACTGGATATACGTTGGAAAATCTCCATTTATTTAATCCAGATTCATCAGGTGTTTGAAAATCTTGATCGACAGCATAATTCCATAGTTTAGAGTCAAAACCAGCTTGAGAAAGTGATGCACCCCCTGAGGAATAACCACCATCACCTACAGACATATTCGGTATTTCTTCTTTGAAAAACCTATTCATTTCTGACTCTTAAGAAATTTTGCTAACTCTGCCGTAGATCCTACAAATAATGAATTATTTGTAATAGATTTTGGACCAGAGTCCTCATCTTTATTTAGTTCCTTCATTTTTTTCTGCAGATCTATAAGTTTATCAGTTGTATCTGCAACACTTTTTATAATCTGTCCAGCAACTTCATATGCTCTAGGAGAATCTGACTCCTGAGCTAATTCCATAATTCCGTTTAAACTTTCTTGACCTTTTTCAATTAAAGAATAAAGATTCCCTCTTGTATATTCATAGTCTTTTTTAGACTGTTCAATTCTTTCATCAGAAACAACTGGAATAATTTCAGATTCCTTGGGAGTGATATCTATAATATCAGTTTCAGTATTCAAAGAATCACTAATTTTATCGAATGATTTAGGCATGGTATTAATTATGAATCAGTTCCTGAAGCGGGATTAAATGACTTACTATCACTAAACATTTCTATGGTTTCACTGAATCCAAAGTCATCTCCAGGATTGGCATCAATAGGATCAGGAACAGCGGTATATCTCATTTCACGTTTAGCTGAATCTGTATCAGTTTGAGTATGATAATCAACTTGAACCTTACGAATTAGTCCATCAGTGCTTTCTGCTATAGGACCAAATAGATATGTGTTAGCAGTAAACGTTAAATTATAAATTAAAGCTCTTCTGGTTTGAAAATTCCCTTCGTATTCATCAGTCATATTGATATTATTTAATGTAATTGCAATATCTCTTTTCTCTCCTATTGAATTCACCAAATCAACACTAACTTTAAAAGATGGTTGGAAGTATGGTAAAATTTGCTCTACTATCTGTAGAGCGTCTTCATTTAACTTTGAATATATTGATAACTGAAATTCTACGTTATAAGGAACAGGAAGAAATACTTTCTTTAGATTTTCACCATCTACTGCTTTGAAAGTTTTAGTTACATTTGACTTTCTAGATGCATCATATGTAATTCCCAACATTTCAAATGACATTCTTGGCAATGTTATCGCAACTGGTCTATCGAGTTGTGCCTGTTGTTCTAACCTTGCAAGAAATTTTTGTTGAGGTGCATATGCTAAAGGAACTTTTATATCACTAATTGTTCCAGAGTCATCACTCGTATGTCTTACATGAATATCATTAAAAATAGTACCAAAGGCAACGATTGTCTTTCGTAATATTTCGTGATAGTAATAAGTTCCTAACATTAGTATGTACCGAAGGGATTCGATTCTGTGAAGTCTAAGATATCATCAGCTAAGTCTTCAATCTCTTCATTTTGAGCGAATTCTATTTGAATTCCAGGATCTGATTTAAAGGCGGAGACTGTATGCGTGGCGTTAGATGTAGCGCCTACAATATTTTCTCCAGCTGTGAACGTACCACTATTTATGTACACGTCTAGGGTCTTGGCATCTTTATCGTATTTCTTGACTCTTGCTGTAGTGCCAGATAGACTTCCAGTAACAATTTCATTACTAACAAAGACTCCAGTTCCAATTGATGGTGCTGTAGAAATACCTACGGTTGGTGCCACAGTATAACCAAATCCAGCATTTCTAATTTTCATTTCAGTAATAGTTCCACCAGTTCCAATCGTGGAGAATACTTCAGCAGAGGAACCGATTGATGTATTTGCTGAACCAGCCATAGTTACTACAGGAGCAGTAACATAAAGTGATCCAGGGTTTGTAATGGTGAGTGTTTGAACAGATCCATCACCAAGAATTGCTGTTGCAGCTGCTCCAATACCACCGCCACCACTAAATGTGACAGTTGGAACTACTGTATATCCTGCACCAGCATTTGTAATAAGAACTTCCAGAATAGAGTTGGATGTTGTTATTGCAACAGCTGTTGCATTTGTTCCACCTACAGGTGCAGTTGAAATTGCTACCGTTGGAACTGATGTATAGTTATATCCATCATTATTAAGTTCAATTTTTCTAACTGCTCCAGTCAACGCAATACCAGCAGTTGCAGTAGCATTTACACCAGATCCTGTAAGATTTATTGTAGTAATATATCCTTCATCAATAACTGCGTCATCAATCTCAGCAACTCCAGTATTAATAATCTCATCTTCAAGTCTAAGAAGTTCACACTGTAATTGATAAACGTAATTTTCACCTAATTGAAAGAATGGCTTTTCATGCTCAACATTTTTAATTTCATATAGTCTTTCACCAAGTGGGAAATATATTACATCACCTTCTCTAGGTCTGCTATCTAGTATGATTTCACTGGCATCTTGTTCTTTTAAGTCTTTTAAAAACTCTACAATATAAGTATCAAATTTTTCTCTTGAAATAGTCAAAGAAATTTCATTTCTAAGTTCTATTCCAAACTTGGTCATAATATCAGTATTACCACCATATCCCTCATAGTTATCGAGATATGCTTCAATGATAAAATTATCATCTAATTTAGACATCGTTACTTCTCTTGAGAGAGTTTCGGTGCCAATTATTTTTCTTGGGATATAATATACATCTATCCCATAGATCTTTAATTGCTCATTGATTAGATCTTGAAGCAAATATTGCTCTTGCTTTGATCCTTGTAGAAAATAGGGATTTCTTGCCATTATCCTATCATGTCCATGGGAGGTAGTTCATAATAACTAGCCATCTTATCTTCTATTTCTCTTATTTCTGAATTTCCATCTTCATAATATTGTCTACCGTTAAGTTCAACACCTCCAGGTAGTTTGGTTCCACTAAATTTCATCATGTTCGCACCCCACTGTCTTTTAATTAAAGCAGTCGTGTATCTTTTTACCCAAGTATCATTAAATATTTCATTAAAATCTGATGGATTCAAAGCACGAATACATTCAATAACAAGATAATCCCCAGCTGTCTGAGCAGTCCAATCAATATCTAGATATAATCTGCCAGATCTCTTTGAAAATCTAATTTGCTTGTCGGTAGTTAATAAGAAATCAATATCTTCTAGATATCTTTTTGTCATTGAATAATTTAGTAGATCAACACTACTAAAAAAGTAAAGATCATTTAAAAATAGTTGATATTTAATACTAAACATGCCACCAGAAATAGAACTAGTGTCAAATTTGAAAATTTTATTGATTCCTATAACAAAATCTGGTACTTTGATATAGTTATTATTCTCTTCATATGAAAATTGTGTTGTTACTCCAACAGAATCTGCTACTGTTGTAGTTGAAATTCCACTGCTTGCAGAGCTACCTGGACCCCTTCCCCTATCAATATCATCTTGTGTAATTTGATATTTTAGATACGTTTTTTGAGATCCGTCATAATGACGCTCTTGAAAATATTGAATACTATCATCAACCAAATCGTCTATCTGGTCATCATCTACGTTGATTTCTAAAACTGGCGCACCAAGTTTTCGTAGAGAGTAATCTATTAATTCTTGTCTTGTAGATG